TCCTGCTCCACAGCCAACACCGCAACCTGCTACACCAGTAGCAGAAACTCCGGCACCTGCTCCAGTTACTCCACCTGCACAACAGGAAAAAGTAGCAGAAACAGTAGCGGCAACGGCTCCAGCTGAAGGCGGAGCAAAGCCAAGTGCTCAGGACATTTTGGCGGCGATAAGAAATCGTAGCAACTAATCATTAAAACAATAGTAGGCGGCGTTTAGTCGCCTACTCTGGCTTTATGGAGAAATTAATGGCAAAACCTTTTGACGTAAGTAAATTCCGCAAAAGTATTACAAAGAGTGTACCTGGACTCAGTAGCGGATTTAGAGATCCTGACACATGGATTTCAACAGGTAATTATACACTAAACAAACTTATCAGTGGTGACTTTAATAAAGGTGTTCCTCTTGGCAAAGTAACAGTATTTGCAGGAGAATCAGGTGCAGGTAAAAGTTTTATCTGTGCGGGTAACCTAATCAGAGAAGCACAAAAACAAGGTATTTTCTGTGTACTGATTGACAGTGAAAATGCATTAGATGAAAGTTGGCTGAAAGCATTAGATGTAGACACTAGTGAAGATGCACTGATGAAACTTAATGTAGCAATGATCGATGAAGTTGCTAAAGTTATTAGTGAATTTATGAAAGACTACAAGGCAAATTATGCTGACAAAGAAGAAGAGGATCGACCAAAAGTACTGTTTGTTATTGACAGTCTGGGTATGATGCTTACACCTACTGATATTGATCAGTTTCAAAAAGGTGACATGAAAGGTGACTTAGGTCGTAAGCCCAAGGCACTTACTGCACTTGTAAGAAACTGTGTAAACATGTTTGGTGACTTTAACGTAGGACTAGTAGCAACTAACCATACATATGCTTCGCAAGATATGTTTGATCCAGATGATAAAATATCTGGTGGACAAGGCTTTATCTATGCATCAAGTATTGTTGTTGCAATGCGTAAATTAAAACTTAAAGAAGACGAAGATGGTAACAAAGTTACTGATGTTCGTGGTATTAGAGCGGCGTGTAAAGTTATGAAGACACGTTTTGCTAAACCTTTTGAAAGTGTACAGATTAAGATTCCTTATGAAACAGGAATGAATCCTTACAGTGGATTTGTTGACTTGTGTGAGAAACTTGAACTTCTGAAGAAAACTGGTAACCGTTTGGAATATACAAGTCCAACAACTGGTGAAGTAGTAACACAATTTAGAAAAGCATGGGAATCTAATGCAGATGGTTGCTTGGATTTGATAATGGCAGAATGGGGGCAAAAAGACCTTCCCGAACTAAATATCCAAGAACCAGAAGTATTACTTGAGGAAGAACCTGTACATGAAGATGGATGACGATGAGATAGCTACATATGTTGATATGTGGCTATCAATCAAACCTTACATAAATCCTAAAGATAAAGAGATTGCATGTGAGAAGTTTCTAGCTATCATCGACGAAAACGTTTGCGACTTGGCAGAAGTTTGCGATGAATGGTTTGGACATGATTCAACTCTTGACAGAGTGCTTAGAGATGTTTATTATGAAGATGAATATGATAACATTGACGAAGACTCTGATGAATATGATGATTGGTAATGAGCTGGTTTACTAAAATTAGAACTGATATTAGCAATATTATTCCTGCTATTCAACACTATGAACAACAACTTGAAGAAGCTCGAGTTGAATGTGGACTCAAAGGTAATGTTGAAAAGCACAGTAGAGATATGCCTGGTATTGTCGAGCATCGATTCAATCAATTACAAGAGATCGAAGCAATACTAGAATATCTAAATATTGAACAACGTAGAAAAAAGACAAGATATTATAAAAAATACCTTGAAGGTTATAACAAAGCACTAAGCAGTCGTGATGCTGAAAAATATGCTGATGGCGAAGATGAAGTAATTGACCAACAACATATCGTAAATGAGTTTGCACTCATAAGAAACAAGTACCTCGGACTAGTAAAAGCCCTGGATGCCAAGCAATTTCAGATAAACAATATAGTGAAGCTCAGAGCGGCAGGTTTAGAGGACGTAAGTTTATGATAGTTACAATAGGTAGTGACCATGGAGGTTATAAAACAAAAGAAGCAATCAGTGAATGGTTATTAGAACAAGGGCATGTAGTTAGAGATTGGGGGTGCGACAGTGAAGACAGTTGCGATTATCCAGACTTTGCTAAAGGTGTATGTGAATTAGTTGCAGATGGTGGTGCAAATTTTGGTATCCTAATTTGTGGCACAGGTATTGGTATGAGTATGACTGCAAATAGAAATCCAAAAATTCGTGCAGGACTTTGTAAAGATACTCAAACGGCAATGCTTACAAGACAACACAATGACGCAAATGTTTTATGCTTAGGTGCCAGAGTAACTGATCCTAATTGGATATATGAAATAGTAAAAACTTTTCTAACAACAGAGTTTGAAGGCGGAAGGCACAAAAAAAGATTAGAAAAACTTTAAAAAGACGTCAAAAAGGTTGACAATAAGACGTCATGGTGCTATAGTATATGTATAGTTAGAAAAAGGAGTGAGAACCAAATGGCATTTATTAACGCAGAAGATGTAAAAGCAATCAGAGATGAACTTAAAACTACGTTTCCAAAATTTAAATTTGGTGTTAGGAAAAGAGATCATTCAGCAGTAGATGTTACTATAAAAAGTGGACCTACAGACTTTAGTGATTGTTTTAGAGCTGGTGATGATGGGTATGCACAAATTAATCAGTATCATACACATATGTATGGTGAACACAAAGATTTCTTTGATGCAGTTCACAAAATTATAAAAACTGCTCCTATTAAAGGAGAAGGTTATCACAAGAACAAAGGTTGGTATGATAATTCAGATGCAATGACTGATTACTTTGATACAGCCTATTATATTAGCATGAACGTTGGTAGCTGGAGTGTTCCATACGTTCAGAAGTAATTACTTGGTACCTACACAGTGGCTGAGGGCGGATCCGATAAAAAATCCTCGTTAATAAGGGTAGGCTAAGTTACTAGATTAAAACAGGTGCATGCCAGGATCTAGAAGCCAAACACAAAATTATTAGGAGGCAAATTACGTCTCCTAATTTTATATTTGGAGAGAATGAATGAATTGTTGGCATTGTGGAACTGAACTAATTTGGGGAGGTGACCACGACGTAGAAGATAGCGAAGATTATGATATCGTTTCTAATCTTTCCTGTCCCAAATGTAATTCATATGTTGAAGTTTATCATGCAATAAATGATAACTCAGATTATGATGATTTAACAAAAGCATAGGAGAAATACCACCCTTAGCTCAGTTGGATTAGAGCAACGGTCTTCTAAACCGTAGGTCACAGGTTCGAGTCCTGTAGGGTGGGCCAATTAAGTATGGCAGTAAAACGTATAATCAAAACTTGTACTTGGCAAGCATTAGGTACTATATGGTTTATGACCTATGCTCTGATTACTGGTGGAGATTTGTGGTACACATTTGGATTAGCTATCACAAGTATACCTGCTGGTAGTGTTATGTTTTATTGTCATGAATATATATGGGATAAGATAAATGGAAAATTGGATAAACGTAAATGAGAGATTACCTAAGGTAGGAGAGAAATGTTGGTATTTCTTTGATGTCGTAGGTATTCATAGAGGTTTTTATGGAGGTCTCTATGTTGATGAAGAAGGTAATGAATGGGAAGGGATGAGTATCTTTTATAATGATACTGGATGGCTTACTGGTGATGTAACTCACTGGCATCCGGATCAGGAAGAAAAACCTCTTGAACCTTTTATTACTATCCATTAAAATAAATATCGTTAGCAAGTAGCTATGGCGCCGACATAGCTCAGTTGGTAGAGCAGTTGATTTGTAATCATCAGGTCCGCGGTTCGAGTCCGTGTGTCGGCACCATTAATGAGGAAGAAGTATGAAAGCAGGAGATGCCATCATTCTTGCCGCCAAAAAGCAAGCAGAAGGTGAAATGGCTGTACATCAAGCAAACATCGAAGTTTATAAAACAATGCCAGCAGGTATTGGCGAACACTCCGATATTGTTGAAGCAGTTATAGCCGAACTTGATAAAATGGCGGCGGCAAGTGACCGTCTCGAAATGATTGAAAAACATTTTAGCAAGGAGTAAAAAAATGACTGATGATTTTGGCCCAAGTTGGTATAACAAAACTGAAAATAAAGATACAGGTAGATTGAGTGTAATCAATCTAGTTGATGACGAATATTTACAATGTAGTTTTTACGAACATGACAAAATTATTGGTTGTATTCCGTACTATGATAAATCATTTCCTTATGTGAAAGATGCCGCTGATAATTGGTGCAGTGGTGTTATGACACATGAAACGGTCAAAGTTTATACTGAACAAAAAGACTTGTTCAGTTAATATTTGACTGCCCAGAAAACATCCTGGGCAGTCGCCCAATAAATGAAGGCTCTAGTTGCAAATCATTCTTACTATTATTTGCAATAACAAAAAAAAGGTTGACAGTAAGACGTCTTGATGCTATAGTGTATACATAAGCTAAAAAAGAGGACGCAATGATATCAACCTTTAAAAATATATTCTACTACACTTTAGTATTTCCTATTGTTTTAATAAGCATAGTTGGTCGATGGCTTTGGTTGATAATGACTTGGATATCAGTTATTTTTATTGTTATGTTACTGATACTTTGGTTTCCAGGACTAATTTAGATTGACACATATATAAGATATGTTACTATTAATTGTAAGTTAAACAGAGGATAAGAAAATGGCACGTCAAAAAGCACAATACAATACACGACAGGTACTAGAACTAGCTATTGAAGTAGATAAAGCACAGGGCTTTATCAAAAGTGGGTATGGCTATTTTGACCACGATGCCGACAAGCAAGTGTATGATAATAAGACAGCAATTCTAAATATGCTTGAAGGTACATCAGATATGATGACCATTAGTGATGAAACTGTTAAAGAAGCGGATACTATTATTAACAGTTTCAAAGAAGAGTTAATTGCAAAAAAACTTAGTTCAACTATCAATGATTTTGAGCAAAATGTACTCAATAATCTTGGTAATGAAACTGTTGAAAAATTTGGTGTTGCAGTATTGGCTAGTCTTCCAAATAGTTTTCGTGTACTACAGAAACGTCAAGGACTAGATGACTTTTTTGATACTCACAGAAAGTCAAGTGAGTTTGTTGGTAAAATAGGTGAACGTTTGCGATTTCCATGTTTTATCAAAGATGTTAAGTTTATTGCCAAATACAATATTCATTTGGTAACCTGTTTAACCAAAGATAAGAATATTGTTAAATTCTTCTTCAATCGTGAGCCTGATATTCAAGGTATCATTGAAGGTAAAGATGTAGTTCTAACTGGTAAAGTTAAGACACATGACATAAGCAAATTCAGTCAATGTAAGGAAACTGTGTTCAATTATGTGAAAATTGAACAATAAAAAAGGTTGACATATACTGCAATGATGCTATTATGTATATATAAGTTGTTAAAAATAGGAGTGAGAAACTAATGCAGACAACAGATGTTAAAATCGTAAACGGTACATACCGTAACATAGAAATAAAGGACGCGGTGTTTCCTTTAGTTAAAGAATACAAAGAAGGTAAAAACGGTAACTTTGTTACTGTCGATGGCAGTGCAGTTACTGGATTCCCTGATCGGTCCATTCGAATCAAAGTGCTGAGCAAGGACGACTTTGAAATGCTACAAGATGGCGAGAGTGTTGCATCGACTGAAACCGCAAAGGTCGAAACAGATGATGAAATCATCGAGCGATTGAGGGAGCGATTTGAGATCCTAGAAGACATGACATATGCGGCATGTGATGGGGTCGTTCGCGGTATGGTAGTTACTGGACCTCCAGGTGTTGGTAAATCGTTTGGAGTTGAGAAAGTACTCAAAGAAGCTGGCATTATGAAGAAGTTGAGCCAGGACAGTTTGCGTAAATTCGGAGTTGAAAAAGGTGCGGCGACACCTATTGGACTTTACCAGTTGCTATATGATTACAGTGCTGACGGTAGTGTGTTGGTATTGGATGACTGTGATAGTGTTCTTTATGATGAGTTGAGTTTGAACTTGCTAAAGGCGGCACTTGATAGTGGTAAGAAAAGAACATTGAGTTGGAGGTCAGAGTCTAGAGCACTTTCTAACAATGGTGTTCCGGATCAGTTCGAATTTAAAGGTTCGATCATCTTTATCACTAACGTAAAGTTTGAAAGGACACGAGGCAAGTTGAAAGATCACCTTGATGCTATTATGTCACGTTGTCACTATTTGGATCTTACATTGGATACAATGCGAGACAAGTTCTTAAGATGTAAACAAATCGTTGCAGATGGTATGCTCAACGAATACAAGTTCAGCGATGAAGATAAGACTGATCTTATGGATTACATCTATACTAACAAAAACAAATTAAGGGAGATGAGTTTGAGGATGGTTCTCAAAATTGCCGACCTTAAAAAGATGAATGCCAAAAAGTGGAAGAGTTATGCAGAATCCACTTGTATGAAAAGGGCATAAATGAATTTAGGTATCCATTCTCACTTACACAAGGATACCTAAACACTAACTGGTGTACTCCTCTGTCTGCGTCACTCTCACTCACACCAGTTAGGATTTGAGGGCTAGTAAGACTTCTTACTAGTCCTCTTTTTTTATAAGTAATACGAAGGGGTAAAGAATGGTTAAACCTAATACAACTTTTAAATTATCAATCAGAGATATAGAAATAATAGAACACGCCTTGAGAGCAAAAGCAGGACGCAGAGGACTAGCTATTGCACAAGGTGAAACATCACCTGAACTTAGACGTGAGATGAATGAAATACAAGAAGTACTTGGAAGGATTCATGAACAAAAAGAATTTTATTCTAAGTTTAAAGATGGCAAACCTTATGTGAGTGGATAAAATATGGATACTAGTGGTTATACAGAATACGGGTATAGAGGCTTAGAAGAACTAAGAGCAAAAGATATAGAAATTGAAAAATTAAAAGAAGAAATTAGCAAATTAAAAATACAACTACAAGGCATGGAGAATCGTTGCAACGATTTACAAGCCAAAGCAAGTATACCTCGCTATTGACAAATACAATATTTGAACGTATTATAATTACATGAAAACAAAACTGATTCTCAAGGACGAGGTCAACTGTAAGTTTGAAGGTTTGGCCTTGACTACTCGTCGTAAGTTAGAAAAGAAACTTAAATTTTTTCTACCCTATGCATATCATGTTCCTGCATATAAGTTAGGAAGATGGGATGGTTGTGTAGGGTTTTTTACCATGGGTGGCGCGACATTTGTAAATTGTTTGCCTCATATCCTCCCCGTACTCGAAGAAGAAGGATATCATGTTGATATAGAGGACGAGAGAGAACCACATGATTTCAAATTTGATTTGGTAACCGAAGAGTTGTTCCATAGCAGGACTTGGCCCCAAAGACATCCAAGTGCTGGCGAACCTATAGTATTGCGAGACTATCAAGTAGAAGTTATCAATCAATTCTTGCAGACACCACACTGTTTGCAGGAAATAGCAACCGGTGCCGGCAAAACTTTAATTACTGCGGCATTGAGTTATATGTGTGAACCTTATGGTCGAACAATAGTCATAGTACCTAACAAAGATTTGGTAACACAAACCGAAGCTGATTATATAAATTTAGGACTTGATGTTGGTGTCTATTTCGGAGATAGAAAAGAATTGGGTAAAACTCATACCATATGTACTTGGCAGAGTTTGAATGTACTAGAAAAAAGATTTAGAGACGGGTTAAACGACAGTGGGTTACATGATTTTGCAGAGGGTGTTGTATGTGTTATGGTAGATGAAGTGCATCAAGCAAAAGCTGATGTATTGAAAAAACTGTTAACAGGTCCATTTGCTAATGTTCCTATCCGTTGGGGACTAACAGGTACAATACCCAAAGCAGACCATGAAAGATTAAGTTTAGAAATAAGTTTAGGAGAAGTTGTAAATGCTCTATCGGCTCATGAATTACAAGACATGGGTGTGCTTGCAAACTGTGACGTGAATGTAATTCAGTTGCAGGAGAATGTAACATATAGAGATTATCAAAGTGAACTTACATACTTGACAACAAACAAAGAACGTTTGGATTATATGTCAACTATCATTAAGCGTTTTAGCGAAAGTGGAAATACTTTAGTACTGGTGGACAGACTTAAAGCTGGGCAAGGACTTATAGATAGACTAGGAGAAAATACTGTATTTGTAAGCGGTAGTATGAAAAGCAAGGATAGAAAGGACGAGTATGATGAAGTCAGCGATACAGACAATAAAATTATTGTGGCAACATATGGTGTTGCGGCTGTTGGCATTAATATACCTCGCATTTTTAACCTTGTTCTCATTGAGCCTGGTAAGTCTTTTGTTCGCGTTATCCAGTCTATCGGGCGTGGTATTCGTAAAGCACAAGATAAAGACCATGTGCAAATATGGGATATAACATCAAGTGCAAAGTTTAGTAAAAGACATTTGACTGAAAGGAAGAAATTTTACAGAGAAGCAAAATATCCCTTTCATATAGAGAAGGTGGATTATAAATGACCAGAATATTAACTGTGGAAAATCAATCATACGATTTAGATTTTGTTCCAGAAGAAATAGAAGATATTAGATATTGTGTATTAGATTATAGCAACCCAAAGGAAGCCGATTACATATTTGTTCCGTTGGTGTTTTTAGAAAGTTTTAATAGTCCAGCGGCGGTATTACAAATCGGAAAATCACAAATTAAAGTTCCGTTGGATTGGAGTTTGGTAGTATGTGATCCTACAGTAGGCGATCCTGAAGTTTTGCCTGTGACCAGTTTAAATGACAGAGGATTTAAAGCCTTTGTGTTTAATCCAATTACAGGGTTTCTTCCAGAATTTACTGAGATAGAAATTGTAAACATTTATCAAGAAGTAAAATGGTACTTTCCAAAATTAAAATTTGGGCATATACTGACAGTACCATTGGAAGAAACAAAAAACAGTCAGTGTGTTTTCTTTGTAAAGGAAACAAATAAAATACCTGATGTACTGAATACGGAGGATCTATGGTAGAAGTTTTAGGATATATTTTAGTAGCAGTCAATCTAAGTCCACAAGGAGAAGTTGGCGGTAATGCAATAAATTACTACAGAAGCAATGTAGAATGTTACTATGATGCAGTAAAATTAGAAGAAGAAGCAAATCCAGGAGTTGGGTTTGTATGTTTAGAGGATTTTGTTGTAACAGAATGAAGGCAGGCAAAGTATGGGGTGAAACAGAACTAATACATGCTAATGGTGTATTAGAGTTTCATAGAATAAAATTTAAAGCTGGTTATAAGTGTAGCGAACACGAACACAAGTATAAATGGAATGGCTTTTTTGTCGAGTCAGGCAAAATGCTAGTGAGAGTTTGGCAAGAAGACCAAGAATTAATTGATGAAACTATATTGAATGCAGGTGACTTTACCCAAGTCAAACCGGGCAAAGTACATCAATTCGAAGGTTTAGAAGATGGTGTTGCTTTCGAGCTTTATTGGGCTGAGTTTAGTCATGACGATATCGTTCGTCGTACAGTAGGAACAAAAGTATGAGTGGTCAAAGACGTTGGTTAAAATTATGGAGTAGAACTGTTGGTATGCCGGTAGGTGTTAATGATGATGACAAGCCGGAGTTTTTGCCTATTCCACAAGATGATGTTTATAAAGCATTATTTTTTAGAACCTTCTGGATTGTCTTGCATATTTTAACATGTGGCTTTATAATAGTTGGTAACGGAAGGGTACTTGGTTTTTGGTAAATGACTCAAACAGAATTGGAAAATATGCGTGTTGCATATATTAAGGTATATGGAGATCGTTGGCGTGAAATGTTTGCCAAGCATTATTGGTGTATATATGATGGAGAAACTGGACAATGTACTATAGTAAAATGCGAGAGGTGTCCAAATCGTGAACAAACTAAGCATTAAGGAAGAGATGCGAGCTATTGACCAACGTGATAAAAGTTGGTGGGATAGTTTGACGGAAGAAGAACAAAAGAAAGTTGGAATATTTGTACTAATGCGTTATACCAGTGCAGTACAAACAAAGAATCCAGATATAGAGTATCATTATCTAGCACTCACTAATGAGCTTGTAAACAAGCACTATAACATATTAAGACGTGACCCTCAACTGCAACATAAGTTGTTACAGTGCGTTGGCTTGGGCAGTACACAATTCCATCCATGGATACCACCTAGCAAACAACGTAAAGGCAAAGCAGGCAAACTAATGAAATGGTTGCAAGAACTGTATCCAATATACAATGACGATGAACTGCAACTGTTAATTGATAACAATGATAAAAAAGACTTTGAAAACATTGCTGAAGAAATGGGCATGGATAAAAAACAAATCAAAGAGCTATTCAAATGACAACTGCTGAACAGGTAGTATCGCAACTAGGAAATATAACAGTGACAAAAGGCACATTTACTTGTGAGTATTGTAAAAAGAGCTTTCAAAAAGAAAGCACTCTACTAGCACATAGTTGTGAAAAGAAAAGACGCTGGCAAGCAAAAGATAATCAAGATGTCTTGGTTGGCTTTGCTAGTTATGATTTGTTTTATAGAATTGAAATGCAAAGCAAACCAAAAGAGTACAAAGACTTTGTAGACAGTCAATACTATACAGCCTTTGTAAAGTTTGGTGCATATTGTATCAATACAAGAGTAATTGACCAAGAACAGTTTACACGTTGGTTAATTAGAAACAAAGCTAAACTTAAAGACTGGCCCACTGACAAAATGTATTTGTTGTTTGTACAGGATCATTGTAAACGTGAAAGTGTAGAACGTGCATTAGAACGTTTTGTACAACATGCAAGTGAAACAGAATATTTTGAAACATTTTGGGAAAGTGCAAATGGATATCTAATTGCAGACTGGGTTGAAATGGGAAAGATTAGTCCATGGATTATCATAAGCAGTAAACGAGCTGAACAAGCCGTTGCAAGCATGACAGATGAATGTGTAAACAGAATAGCAAATTGCATCGATGCAGATTATTGGAGTAAAAAACGTCAACTAAATCCACATGATGCAAATTTTGTACAGGAGATGATAGATGGATCTACAAGCTGAACATTGGTTTCCAACGACTATATGGACTACAAAATTAGATGACATTGACAATGATAAACTAAAAAGTCTTGCTCTCGACACTATGAAAAATGATCAAGGTGTTGTTAAGTCTAATAGAAATGGTTGGCAAAGTGATGGTATGGATCCAGGAAAGCATCAAGAATTTGGTAAACTTATGGACAGTATTACTCATAAGGTCAACAAAGCCAGTCACCAAGTTGGATTAGGACCATTAAATCTTAGCAATGTTTGGATCAATGTAAATGGCAAAGGCGGGTACAATCAAATGCATACACACATACGTTCAATGTTTAGTGGTGTGTATTATGTATCTGCAAAACACGGACAAGGAGGTTTTTATTTTGAACGCAACGACGGTGCAGAACATTTTATAAAACATCCTGACCCAGACTGTTTAACCACTTTCAATGTTTTTAGTTGGATACATCCGAGTGAAACTGGAAAATTAATAATATTTCCAAGTTGGTTAAAACACAGTGTAGAACCAAACAATATAGACGAATACCGAATAAGTATATCTTTCAATTACCAATTTCCAAAAGGAACAAATATGTTATGACAAATCTTCCTGATATTGACATAGACTTTGCAGACAGAACACAAGCACTAACCTTGTTCAAACATACGCCAGCCAAATTAAAAGAACGCAAGCATAATACAGGTGTATATTTTCACAGAGTACCAAGTAACCCTTTTACTGACATCTGTACAGTTGAACACACTGACGCTGACAATCATGGATTCTTTAAACTGGATCTATTGAATGTAAGTGTATACAAAGATGTTAGAGATGACGATCATCTCAAACAATTAATGGA